TAGGGGCATCTTTGAGTGTATATTCGTCAGGGACGGTGAGTTTCTTCGTAAGTAGTAATTTTCAAGTTTGGGTTGATTTGGGAACACCGTCGGCGAGTGGGAGCGATATTACAGGTGTTAATTTTTGGTCTGGAAATTATAAGGCAATATATAATAATTATCAGTATGTCCGCTCACACGCAACCCTTCCGCATTCTTGTATCTTTACTGGTTCTTTTATATATGACGCAGTCGTTTACGGCAATTACACAATCACAACGAGGAATGTCTCACAGCAATTTATAGGCGACGACAACAATTCTTATTGGTCTATTATCGGTCAAGGCGTCGGCATTTTTAGTTAACATATTAATTTTTAGTGAGGCAAGATCGAAGTTAGTGAGTCAAAATAAATAAACTATTACATATTTATATGTGTAATAGTTTTCTTATAGGAGATTATATTTTTACCTTACTAAATTAATTTGGCTCACTAAAATTAAATTATGTTTAGACAAATTATAATCTACATTAATTATATATAATATACAATGTCAGTTTCAAGTATAATAGATCCATTAACCGGAAAGATATATGACGAATTAATAGGACAGGGTGGCGGTATAAATCTCGCAAAGGGGCAAATCATTACAGCAATAGCAGGTGGGACAGAAGTTGCCTTTCCAGTTAATCCACCAGCAGACGGGACAATCCTTTCTTACGACAGTAACGAATTAACCGGGTTGAAATATATTGTTGTTCCCGGTGCTGTGGCTATTAACTATCAGGAACTTATATCAGCGGACAACACAAATCTACCAACAGTAGTTCCAGCACCACTTCAAAATAATTACGTCCTTACGAGTGATAATACATTACCAGCAGGGACGGCGGGTTTGGCGTGGAAACCAGCAACAGGAGGTGGTGGTATTATTCAAACAAATCTACCCCTTTTTACAGACAATACCACAAATCCGCATACAATAGGTATTAATTTTTCAAATGCCGTAGGTGAAATCCCCTATGGAACAGCGACACAGGTTGGAGCATTAACGAATGTGCCGACGGCAGGACAAATATTAGGTATTGCGGGTAATCCGGCTGTTCCAACTTGGATTCCAGCAGGTGGAAGTGGAACTATTACCGCAACCGCACCGCTTACTGAATATGCTATTGCTAGTGCTTCTAATATTGCTATTGATTTCACAGCACAAGGTGATTTAGTAGTAGGAAACGGACCACAAGTAGGAGGCAATCCAGTTGCTGGTGTTATATTACCAAAAGGAGATGAAGGACAAATCCTTTCTGTTGCGTCAACAGGAACAGGTGGCTTAAAATGGATCGATAATACACAACACACAGGACAAGAAATAATCGTTCGAAGCAATGCGTTAACTGTGGCAATTCCCGCACCTACTGATCCAAAAGATACGCTTGTTCTAGTTGCCGAAGAAACACAATCAGCTTGGGACGCAATACCACAAGATATTACTTATCCAGCACCCTATAATTTAGAGTTCCAGACATTATCGGTAGGAGGACCAGGTTCTCAAAGCTCTTATACTGGATTAGTTAACACTGTTGGTGGTTTTCGTGTTATTGATTTATACGAGCAAAATCTCGCTTTCCCGGTTAAATTGGGTTATTTTTGTTATATTGCTTATCAATATGGAGAAACTCAACCCACAGCAGACTCTTTTATAAGAGTGAATCAGGCGTTTACAAATACAGGAAGTAATCTCGACAATTATGTAATAGTGGGGGGGACATTCAATACCTTTATTTATACAATTTCCCCCGCTCCTAATACTGTGATCTGTTATAATATTGCTAGGTTAGCCATTGGTGGTTATGGTTCAACTGTGTCTAATTTACCTACACAATCAGCGAATAATTGCGGTGTTAGTTTCGACTGGAATCAAAGAGACGCAGGGGGAGATTTTGGTGTGTTTACTATGAGTTATCAAGCAGCAGGAGCAGGAGCAAATCCTCGCCCGACTTTGTGGGTAATGGGTAACTTTACATCTGTTCTTTTACCAGACACTCAAACAAGCACAGATGGGTATAGGGGTATGTTAAGATACTTTCCAGAAGCAAATGGGACAGCTGAATATCAATCAGTAGCAGACACAACCGGGTTGGGTTATGGTGTTAATGCGTCTGCGACCTTTGGGATTATTAATGACTGTTACTTTTATGGAAACTATTGTGCTATTGTTGGTAGTTTTACAGGAGTTTTTAACGGAACGTCGTTAATCATACCTATACCATTACCGGCAGGTATGACCGGATTAGCAGTTATGGATTTAACACAAACACCAGCTAATAGGTGGGGAGCAACACCGACAGGACCAGTATTAGTAGGAACTGGAAATTGTATTAGATTAAGTCAAGTATTCCCAGGAGAATTGTTAATAGGACAGTCGCAAATCGCAGGACCAGTATTATATGACACAACTAGCAATCAAACGTCATTAATTACACCATCTTCACCAGCAACATTTCCAGCAGGAATGTTATACAACTCTATTGCGAGTGGAACATTAGTAATAGTAGGAGGAGGACCAGCGGTAGTTTTAGACGCTTTGTATATGATTACAGCTGGAAATCAACCTTCTTATGTTTACTATTTAACAGCAGCGACGGGAATGGTAGCACAATTATTAACGCCTTCACCTACCGGTGTAATAGTGAGTGATACAAATGGGATTATGTCCGCTTATGGTATACAAAATTATAATACAGCTTTGGTAGTATCAGGTTCAACATCTCTATATGCGTATGATCCAGCTACTCCTCACGCAACTATTGATTTTACCCTCGCCCTTCCAAATGGGTTTAGGCAAGGGAATACTATTACAAACACGGCAAGGTTCGCACAACCCGCATATCAAAGTCAATCCTATATCTCGTCCGCTGATAAAGTATACTGGATTCAAACAGGAGGAACAACAACCGGTTTAACATATTTTTAATTAAATATGGATTAGATTTAGGACAATTAAAATTAAACTTCTAAAATTATTATCTAAAACTATTATATAAAACAAATGTCTATTTCTTCAATTGGAAATCTTAAAAACGGGTTTGCCCCATTTGCTGTTATTCAACAGGGGTCGTTCACCAAAGTCGCCGCTACCGCTCTTATAGTCCCTTGTGTTGCTATTGCCGCAACCGATTTAGTCCTTCTACAATATGATACACCCACAGCTGGTGGGGCAGCCGGACAGACCGAGCAAATCACCATTCAAGCAGGAGTATCATTTACCGCTACTTCACTAGTCGCCACATTCGCAGGACCAGTTAGTTATGCTGTTGTTCGATCAGATGCTGTTGTAGTTAACGTTCCTTGATCTTTAAAAATATTTCTTATTTTATTTAGTATATCAATATTAAATAAAACAACTTAAACATAATAACATATAGATAATTAGATTGTTTACGGTAAATAACACTTATTTATTAGATTTTTACATAATATTTATATCTACTATGTAATAATCTATTTATTTTATATTATTATCGTAATAATTAATTAATTATTACTGTAAAAACCCAATATTATATAGATTATTACAAGTAATAACCCAATATTCTAATACTAATGTAATAATCAAAAATTAATAATTAATAAAATGAAATAATTTAGAAATAAAAAATAATTATCTATATTATATATATAATATACAATGTCTACCCCAACACAGATCTACTATGATTTAGATGTAGTTAATACATTAAACCCATCTTCGTCCGCTTCAAACACACAGCAATTGAATAGGCTAACATTTACAGAGGTTCGATCTTCTCCTATTTTAGATAATCCCAGCGACTATTTCCTTTCCATTGTTAGATTTAGTTTAGATACTCCTAACAGTATGCCTATATGTCTTCCACAAATTAATTTAGATCAAACACTAGCTACGCCTGATTTTCCCAATGAAACTATCTACTATGTCAGTATGAAATATGACGACGGAGTTAACCCGGCTGTAATCGAAAAAAAAAGAGTCATATTCGTTCCTCAATCATTTTTTCAAACAGGAACTAATGGGACACCATCTCCACCTACATTTCCACTTGATTTAGTAAAAACAACTTCTAATTATTATTGGTTGAATAGTTTTCAATTCTTCGTGAGTATGATTAACAAGGCATTAGCCGATTGTTGGGCTTTGGTGTATACTGCTATTAATCAAGCACCATATTTACCTCTTCCATATGATATTACCGCAACAGCATACCCTTATATGTTATGGGATAATGATAATAATAAAGCAACTTTGGTATTCCCTCAACAACCATTCGTCCAACCCGCTCCCCCAGCCCCTCCTATCCCAGTCGAACCTCACTCTTGGGAACAACAAGCATTAAGCACAGGAACAGCAAAAGCATTCTTATATTTCGATAATCAACTATTTACTCTATTTAGCTCATTTGAAAGTATACTAAACGCAACATATTTAGATCCAGCTATTGTTGGAATTAATGGGGATGAATCCCATTGGCTTATACAAAATTATAGCAAGTATAATGCCAATTTTGTTGCCGGTGGAACAGGAACGGGGCAACCGGCATTAGACAGTTTGTATATGGAACAACCATACAGCACCGGAGCAACATTATCACCTATTCAGTCATTAGTATTCAATACTTCTCTACTACCTATTCTTCCACAATTAATAGGAGTTCCAAGGATATTAAGGACAAATAATAACTCACAAGGACAGAACGATAATATTAGTAACGAGATCACTGATTTAGTGGTTAACGTTACACGAGGAGATGAATATTTCCCAGCCGTTCTTTATTTACCAACCGCAGAATATAGATTAATTGATTTGAATGGAAATGCTCCTATTTCAGCAGTCCAGATTAGCGTCCAATGGAAGGATATATATGGAATATACCACGATTTTTTCTTACAGAATAATTGTAATTGTTCGCTAAAAATAATGTTTAGGAGAAAAGATCAAGGATTGGATTAATATAGAATTGTATATGTTTAGGTTAAATAAAAGATTATAATTATTTTAAATATAATCTTTTAAAATTATTATCTCAATAACTTATATAAAACAAATGTCTTCCAGTGATTTTGAAAAAGTTTGCGTCCAAGACGACGTTCTTAACACTACGGATAAGGTCCGCTATGCTGTTTTTAAAGGAGCACAAAATATTACCCCGGCACAGTATAACGCCATTTCTACTTCCACATCTAGTATCACTTGGAATATTCAATTACCATCGGAGAGCACAGTTTTTTCCAGACGTATTATGGTCCAAGCTACTATTAAAGTGAGAATTACCGGAACTCTTGCCGCAACCGCCCCCGCTGGTGCTTGTCTTGTAAACTATGGTTATGCTTCCTCACTTGGTCCTTTTCCTCTTCAATCCCTTTGTAATACCATCCAGGCAACTATTAATAACAACACTGTATCACAAAACCAAAGGGACGTTATGTTCCAGTTACTCCGCTTTAATGATCGTAGAGAACTCGCACGTTATAATAATGCTTGTCCTACTATGTATGACAGTTATTTAAACTATGACGAGGCACTCGGCACTAATAATAACCCTTTGGCAGCTTGGAACAATGTTAGCAACGATCAAGATTTTCAGCCCCGAGGTTCTTTCAAACTCGATTCTATTACCGGTAATGATCCCAAAGGGACTGTTGCTTCTGCCGATCGTGTAATTGATTTAGTGTTTACTACCCAAGAACCTTTAATGCTTTCTCCTTTCATTTGGTGCGATCCAAAGAGCAACAACCAAGGTATGTATGGAGTCCAAACCCTCAATTTTGTCTTTAATTTGGGTCAGCCAAATAAGATTATCCGTCTTGCCAATGAAGCTTATTTTGCCGCCGCACCGGTCATATCACTTGAACCCGGTTCTATTACTAATGCTAGGTTGCTTATGGAGTTTTATACAAGGCAGCCAAGCGACCTTGTTAGTTCTCGCAATGTAGTTCCGTTCGCAGAATATCCTAGGTATTTAACCCCTTCTCCCGCTCTGGCAGCTTACCCCGCACAATCTGGTCTTACTAGCTTCCAGTCAATTCAATTGAACTCTGTTCCCGATAAGTTGATTATTTGCGTTCGCAAGGTTCTTGCTAGTCAAACTGTTTTTGACAGTGATAGTTTCCTTCCCATTACCGCAGTTAACTTTAACTTCAACAACAAAGCAGGTCTTTTGTCTGGTGCTACCCAGTGGGATCTGTGGCGTATGTCAGTTGAATCCGGTTCAAATCAAACTTGGGCGGAGTTTTCTGGCTATGCCCCCGTTGGTAGTAATGTAGCTCCTGTTTCTGGGACAACCTCTGGTTATAAACAGATCTCCACCTGTGGCTCTGTTCTGTGCCTCGAAATGGGTAGACATATTGAATTAGATGACGTGTATGCCCCAGGTTCAATCGGTGCTTTCCAACTTCAATTTCAAGTTAACTACCAGAATAACACAGCTGACGTTATTGATAACACTAATCCCTATGAGATTGTTTTAATTACTATGAACTCGGGAGTGTTTACTATCGAGCGTGGAACATCTCAAACGTATACGGCTATTTTATCTCGTGCGGATGTTCTATCTGTTTCATCTCAACCCTCTTATTCCAAATCAGCTGTTGCTCGTCTTGTTGGTGGTTCTTGGGAAGACAGTTTCAAATCTCTCTGTTCTTCTCTGTCCCCTTATGCTGGTAAAGCTGAAAAGGTTAAGGATCTTCTAATGGGTGAAGGATATTCTGGTGGTGCTGGTTCTTCCGGTGGTGCTGGTTCTTCCGGTGGTGCTGGAACATCCGGTGGTCGTATGCGAAAGCATATAGCAATGTAATAACCTAATTATTTGGGCGGATTTTCTAATTGGTTTTAGGGTTTAAACGCACCACATTCCTTGTCATAGATTTCGTAAGTCCTAAACAATTGGGTTTTAGTAATTGTTCCCATACAACTCATTAGTAAACTATAAAAACAACACTCAACCGCCTTGGAGCAGGGGAAGCTCGTGGGACTCATAATTCCAAGGTCGTTAGATCAAAACTAACAGGCGGTATGTTTGTAATCATTTTTCATAAAGTCCAACAGGACGTTATGAAAACTATTTTAACTCATAAATCGAATATTGAAATCCTGATATATTTTTATCAATAATTTATTTAGTATATATATAATAAGTAAAACTACTTAAAGACAAATATCTACATAATATTATAACAAGAGCGATATGGAACAGCAAACAGAATTTAGCAATTAAATATATTGTAAAAAACAATTTAGTATAAAATCATATAGATTTCTTTATTGTAATTAATTTCATATAATATTATTTTCTAATAGTATTATATAAAATGGCGAGTTATAGAAATCCCTACAACGAGGCGATAGCTAATCGGCAAAGACAGTTTGATTATGCTAATATGAAAAATGATTACAGTGAATCATTACAGCACCCACTCCAAGGTGGAGGTTTAAGTGGTGGCGATTTTTGGAGTGATTTTAGCGACGGATTTATGAGTGTTTGGAATCCTATTATAGATGTTGCTGGTAAAGTTGCTCCTTTTCTTCCTCTTGTTGGTCTTGGTGAAGAAGGTGTAGGACTTACTCATAGAGAAATGAGCGGTGGCGATATGTCTGTTAACGCTCCTTATGAAGGTTATGTTTATGGTTCTGGTTTGAGTGGTGGAAATGATCGTAATGAAGGATTAGTTAATCAGCCGTTTCTTGGATATGGTATGAGTGGTGGAGCTATTCCCAATGACGGTCAACCTCCTTTTAATTTAATCACTAATGCCGGTATGAGTGGTGGACGCCGACAAAATGATTATCGGCGTAAATTAGCAAGTCGAGGAGGCGGTTTGAGTGGTGGAGATGAAATAAGTGACACAGATCACCCTATTATACGCAACCCGGAATTACAAGCAACTATGTTTCTTGGTGGTCGTAAACCTTCATCTGTTGGTAAGAAAGAAAAGATTGGTATGGTTCAGCAAGTGATCGCTGATATGCTTTTAAATAATAAAATGAAGCGTGGAATGGGTATGAGTGGTGGCGATTTTTGGAGTGATCTAGGAGATACATTTTCCAAAGTAGCTCCTTTTCTACCTCTTCTAGGTTTAGGTATGAGTGGTGGGGCTGGATCATCCGGTGGTATGAAACTATCTCATAAACAATTGTTAGAGAAGAAGTTTGTAGACAAATTATTTAAGAAACAATTGAAATCTCTTCACGGACGGGGTTTGAGTGGTGGCGATTTCGATTGGTCTTCTCTTCTTTCCTTTGCTCCTTTGCTCCTTGGTCTCGGTATGTCAGGTGGTGAAGTTAACTATAATGATTTAGACGAGTTTGAACCATTAGTTAGTGGACTTGGTTATTCTGGTGGCGATTTCTGGGATGATCTGTCAAAGGGATTTAGCGACGCTTGGAACTGGATTTCAAGTAACGCTGATAGCATTGGTAAAGTAGTAGATGTAGGTTCAAAGATTGGTAAAGCTATTGGTGCTGGATCATCTGGTGGTATGTATGATAAATCCAAATACCATACTATGCCAGATGGTAGTATAATGGCTAATTCCGCTATGGGAATGGGTAAACGTGGTGGTGCTATGACTTACGAGCAAAATATGAATATGGCAGATGCTATGGGTGATATTTTTAGTGGAATGGGTAAACGTGGTGGTGCTGGATCTTCCGGTGGTGCTATGACTTACGAGCAAAATATGAATATGGCAGATGCTATGGGTGATATTTTTAGTGGAATGGGTGCTTCCGGTGGTTCACGAGCAAGTGATACAAGAATGAAAAGCGGGGCAAGACAGTTGTATAAAGGTGGTGCTGGTTCATCTGGTGGTGCTGGATCATCCGGTGGCGATATTGACTGGTGGGGGGTGGCAAAAGATGTTGGAAGTCAATTATTAAATTATGGCATAGAAACACCCGAACAGAAAGAAGCGAGGGAAAAGAAGGAAGAAGCTTGTAAATTATGTGCTGAAAAAAAAGAAAATGTCTTTTTTGGTGGAAAGAAGAGGCAATCAAGACAATCTAAAATGAATGAACGCCTTGCTATGAAAATAGCCCATCTTCAAGGTAGGGGGCTAGAACCAACCGCTGATATGGAAGCTAGTAACGAATTGGTTGGTCTTATGGCAAAAGCAAATCCAGCGGTAGATTATAAGATGGGATTGTTAACACAACCTCCTAAAATAGGTCCAACTGTTCCAGATGTTCCCAAAGGTGGTGCTGGTTCTTCCGGTGGTGCTGGTGCTTCTGGTGGAAAGAAGACTAGTAAATGGATCGAACACGTCAAAGCATATTCCAAGAAACACGGGATTAAATACGGGGACGCATTAAAACAAGCAAAAGCAACATATAGAAGTTAAATATATTTAGTATAAATAGTAAAAACAATAAATATTAATTAAAAATTATTTTCTAATTAATATGTATATAATGGATAGATTACAAGCATTGTTAAATGGTCGAACACCAACCGTGAAAGATCCAAAGTCAGTAAACCAAGTGTCTCACGCAGTAGAGCGATCACGATTAAATAACGCAGATAGACATTTTAATCAAATTGTTTATGATAATGAATTGAAACAGGCAAATCTTTATAATCAATCGGCTATGCCTAATACCGGTAAAGATATAGGAGTTAGTTTTAAAATTAATGTGTATGTGATTAGGTTAACCCAATTGCTAGGAATAAAAGGAGATTTAGAAAAAACGTTAACTAACTATTTTGCGACCGGTGTAAGCGTCCAGCGATTAAGAGGAACTACTCGTGAAAGTCAAGTGGCAACTGATTTCTTTAAAAAAGCAGACATATTAAGCACTTATAACGAGTTAATGTTATATATTAAAACTTACGCCCAAGATATAATAAGTGACGACGCTTTTAAGGCACAAGTTTTTAATACTTCATTTAATCCTTTAATTCAATTATTACAGGATACTTCCGCTTTATATCCTTCATTTTTTAATTCACTTCCAGCACCTTCAAATGTAGGTTTACCAACAGAAAAAAAAGATGAGCGAAAGATTTATGAAACTGTTAGAGAACAGTGTTTAGGTTGTTATTCACTTTTTAATACTATGGCTGGTTTTATGAATAATATGATATTTCGCCCCATTGTTAAAGAAGACGTTAGCAAATACATTAGCGATAATAGAGTTGCGGTAGTTTTCTCACGAAATCCACTAGCACCACAAGCGGCACAAGCACCAATAGTTCCAGGACAACCAATAGTTCCAGCACAACCAGGAGGACAACCAGGACAACCAGGAGGACAACCAGGAGGACAACCGGCACAAGCTGTATTACCTACATTAGATCCAGCAGATGTTGCTAGTATTACACAAATTGTGGAAGACTACCAAGCACAACTTGGTAGATTTTTGTTTATAAGAAGCTCAACTGATCCCCAAGACGCACTAAATGCCTCCCAAGCCAATTATGAACCGTATACAGCGGCTATTAGAAAAACCGCAATCGCTAATATTAAACTCAAAATCCAAGAAATAAGAACCGCAGTAGGTTTACCAGCAACAGCCAGACAAAATACAGGAACGAATCTTAATGAAGCCCAACTAGCATACCAGGCATTTCAGCAACAGCAACAGGGACAAGCAGCACCAGTTCCTCCTCAACCCGCTCCCGTTCCTCCTCAACCCGCTCCACAACCGGCACAAGCACCAGCAAGACAATTGACAGCACCACAACAAGCATACGCAGACGCAGGTGGAACACAACAACCAAATCAAATTCCAGATCTATCACTACAACAAACAGCAGAAGTTTTCTCACTTATTAAACAATTAGAAGATACCAACCAACGACCACTGACTCCCACTATGGCAGATGGTAGAGTATTGTTCCAATCACTTCCCCAAGATATTCAAGATGCTCTAATGAGGGTAGGAACTGGAAATGAATTACCTGATACAGATACAGCAGTTCAAGACAATTTACTCCCATTTTTAAATAATATTTTTCAACAGCGTAAAGCGTGGGGACAGCAACAGCAACCAAGAGTTAGACAAGAAACTTTATACGGTTTGGGGCGTGAACGCAATAATAATTTAATAGAAAATGCTATTTTAGACTTTGAAAGTATGGCAAGACGACAAGCAAGGGAGCAAGATAAAGATACTATTATGGGTATGTCTCCTAGTTTGGAAGGATTAGATCCAAAAGTTAGATTAATGATTAATCGAATGAGGAATGATCGAAAGAATGAACCTAATATGTTTGGTAAAGGTAAACACGAGTATAAACAAGGAATTATACAAAGAGCGAGTATTCTTCCAATATTTGAAGAGTTTGAACCCAAAGCCGAAGCACTTAAAAGAGGTAAAATAATGAGTGGTGGGTGTGATACCTGTTCTTTGCGGGGTGGAATGGGTAATACTGAATGGAATTATGCCGGATATGGTGAAGTTATGAATGAAGAAGATACACCATTTAAGCGTATGCTTGGTGGAATAAGAAATCCATTTGCTCCAAGTATACCAATCTCAACCCAACCGCATAAGTTTCTTCCTTATGATTCTACATTTAGCGACGAAGAGGACAATGATTATTACGACGAGGTAGTTGGTGGCGAAGAAGGACATTACGCAGAACTAGAAGCACCTGTTGATATGGACGCTAATGCTGACGCTATTAGAAAGAATAATGAAAACTATAAGGTTATGACCGGTAAAATGAAAAATGTAAAATATAAAAATTAATTGATTTTTCAAAAATAAATTATCTATATTATATATATTAATACAATATGGATATAGCAGAAACAAAAGACGGGATAGACCAAGTTATTCGAACTTGGACTAATGCTTTAAAGTTCAACAATAATCCAATAGTTCAACTAGGGACTTCTTCATTCAAATCTCAACAATATTTTAGCGATTATGATCTATTTAGTCCAATCAATAACCGAGAAATAACACCGGCTAAATCGTGTAAAGAAATTAAGAGAATATTATCTAATCTAAAATCTCTTGACAATATATGGTTTATTGAATTAAAAATACAAAATAAAGATGGTAGTAAAGCCAAGTTTTATGAACCTGACGTTGATTGTGAAAGATTTAACAAAGAAGTAAAAGATGTAGACTATTTAAAGATGGATTTTGTCATTTTTATTAGAGAAACACAAAAGTTAACAGAACTTTCAATTGTTTATTCATTTAGCGATATGCCACCAAAAGAAGATCTAATTAAAGCGATCAAAGCGGATTATGATTATTACAAAGGGAGCGGAAATATATATAAAGCACTAAAAAGGGCGTTCTCTGTATATAGATTACAGGGCAATAAAGAGAAAATGGTTGAAATTAGTAGTATTTTTAATTCTAGAACCGGGTTATTATATACAATTAGTAGCAATTTAAAAGCAATTAAATTAATTCTCGACGGTAATGTAAGTGGAGATGATATAGGTAAAAAGGCAGCTGTCAATCTTAAAGATATATCGAATGATCTAGCTATTCCACTTAAAACTGAAAAAGATATTGATACAGCAATTAAAGACATTGACACCCTAATTACTAAACAAACCAAAGAATGGTTAAAAACTCATAAATCAGTTCTATTGTAAAAAAAATCTAATATTATATTATATACAATAATTATGAACGAGTTTAATTTAGTTAAAGAAGGACGACCATTATGTAAAGTTATTGACGGTAAATTAAATGGCACTATAATAAGTGTAGCCCCACAGGGCAAGGTTCACGAAAATACATTCCCAGTCATTAGGTTACCGGATGAAAGTAAGTTCCAGATGATACCAGATACTAAAAAAGAAAGAGATATTTTATACATAACAGGAGCATCTGGATCGGGCAAGACAACGTTTACAGCTGGATACATTAAAGAGTATAAAAAGACTTACAAAAAAAATGAGGTTTATGTGTTTTCAGCATTGAAAGAAGATGAAACACTAGACAAACTAGGTATCAAGAGAATCAAAGTAGATTATAATTTAATTGACGATCCATTAACTATCGACGACTTTAAAAACTCATTAGTTATTTTCGACGATATAGATGTTATTGGTGATAAGAAGATACGGGAAGCTGTTTATAAAATATTAAACTCTATTTTAGAAACAGGAAGACATACGAAAACCTCGTGTGTAAATACAAATCATTTACCTACTGCGAAAAATGAAACGAGGCGTATTTTAAATGAAGCTCACGCAATCGTGTATTTCCCACATTCTGGATCGGTGAGAGGTATTAATTATTTGTTGACTGATTATGTAGGCTTAACAAAGCAAGATATACAAGTTATTAAAGCTATGAAAAGCCGTTGGTGTTGTATCTTTAAAAATTATCCACAAATTGCTATGACTGAAAGACAATTATGGTTTGTTGGCGAAGATGATTAATTACATTTCTTCACCCATATTATCAATATTAACAATAATATTATCTTGCTTTTTTAGTGTTCCAACCGGTTTTACTGGATCTAAAATGTAAAACTCTCCATTGCTACCCTTCATTACATCTTTAATAGCTGTTTCTTTCATTTTTGGATCAATAATTTCCGGTGGAGGAATATTTATTTTGACCCTTGTTAATCCATTTGTTATAGGTGGTTTACTTACCTCTGTTTCGTCAGCATATAAGTCATTATATTTACTAATAATATCTGGATCAATAATAGGCGATATATCAAATAAGTTTTTTAAATCTGTTTTGATAAGTGTAAGCATATCTTTTGGATTTTGTCGCTGTTCCCTCGTTAATGACAGTTCAATTTGTATCTTTTTAGAAATCTGCGAAAAAGTCAATCCGCAAATCCTATGTCCTTCTGCTCTTTTTTGTAATTGAAAATAACTATCGATAGATTTAATAACTGATACAAATATAGATCCAGTTGAAAGAATAATAAACATATCGTCATTTTTTATATTCATCCCGGTTAATAGCCCGATCACACTTGATAAAACTATGACCGGTATATTAATTATATTACTTCTAAATTGGTATTTTTCGTGTGATAGATTATGTAATATTGAGTAACTTTCCGCCTGTTCTGCTTGTTCTTTAAGCAACTGTTCCAGATCATTATTATACTGAATATCTTTAATCATTTTATATGTATATTATATACATATATAAAATGTTTAATAAGCAACTTAAAGATTTAAAAATACCGGTTTCAGTGTATTTAAAAAGAGCAAAAGAGAAGGCTAAAAATGCTGGATATAATCCAAAACTTCTTACTATAAGCAAAGATCCAGTATACAAATTAAATTATGACGGTGTTAATTTTGGTAGGACGGGGTATGGAGATTTTATTATTTGGAGTATTTTAGAAGATAGGGGACAAGTAGACAAAGGATATGCTGAAATGAAAAGAAATGTATTCCAAAAATCACATTCTAAAATAAAAGGTGATTGGAGAAATAATCCAAAATCACCCAATAATCTTGCCTTAAAAATCAATTGGTAATTATTAATTTTATTTATTATTTATATATTAAATAAAACTATTCATTTGGGTTGGGTAGAAGTTCTATATCTTTTTTTACGTCTTGGCGATCGATAATTGATTTTTGTTCTAATGCTCGTTTCTTAATAATTTCGCTTAAAGCGTCTACTTCCGGTTCTGGTATAGGTTTATGTGGACGCTTATTCCACCATTTAATCCATTCTGGTATGTAATAAAACATTTATATATATTTTACTTACATTTTAAATCCCTAACTTTTTTTATATACGCCTTAATCTCTGTTAAAAACTTAATTTCACTTTCATAATCAATTTTATTTTTATCTATGAGGATCTGGACCTGTTTGAACTCTTCCATATATGAGTTATAGTCAGTTAACGATTTCTTTTGTTCCTTTTGTAGTTGATTATATGTTCCAGTAATATTAGAAAGCTTCTCACCTATTACATCTAACTTCTGTTTTTTTAGTAATGAAATAGTTTGCTGGGCTTTCACCAATTTCAATGCGTTTGTATGTTCCACTGTAAGAGTCCTTGTCATATCATCTATGTAAACTTCAACTTTTTTGCTACTAACCGGAACGGGTGTCATAGTTGTCGGTATTCCTTCACAGAAGGCGACAAACATAAGGGATGAGAATAAAAAAAATAATTTCATTTTATATATTTAACCAATATTATTATTTTGGTATACTAGTATATTAAATATTTAATTTAGTTAATATATATTAAATATGTAATATTTTTCCAGATAATTTTAGTGAGGCAAAAAGATTTTAGTGAGGCAAAAAACTTACGATAGGGGGAAAAGATTGAATTATAAAATAAATATAGGATTGGCTGTTTTTTGACACACTAAAATCCTTTTGCCTCACTAAAATCTTGAATGATCTATTTATTAAATATATAATAAGTAAACAAAAAGAATTAGCGACAGCCAAAAGAAATCTTTGGAGGGAATGAAATACTTACATTAGGATTGGGACAAATAGAAGGTAGAACCTTTTTACCAATAGCAATGATAGTTTTTACCGGAGGACGAGGAAGAAGTCGAGGCATTTTATATACTTATACTAGAAAATAAATTATCTTAAATCAACAAGATTAGATACAATTTCGTCATAATTTAATCCGGTTGCTTTTTTGACTTCACTTAACATATCATTAAACTCGTCAAGCGTAGTATTATGTTTGATAAGTTCCCCAGCCCTTAATGTATCATAAGCTCCACAAGTAGCAATATTTGATTTTTTCGATTGATATTGAACTGGGTTATATATTGTCTTTAAGCCGGACTTATCCAACAGTATACTTAAATAGGGTTTATCTGCTCCTAGTTGAACCCTCATCCCTATTGGAGTCCAAGTAAGAGGTTCGTCGATTTTAGATCCATAGGAACAAAAAAACTCAATTGTATCTATTCCATTATCTTTATATCTTGATACAAGAACCCAGTGTCCCACATTGGGGGATCTTTCATAGAGGAGAAAAAAGAATGTTTTAGGACGTGGAAGTAGTTGATTAATATTTGTATAATTTTTCAATTCACTATATTTTAATATTTTAGCATTTGGAAAGTATTTTTTAATATCGTCGTCTCCCATTGGATCACTTGCTATTTCGGCAATTTCAGGGTTTCCTTCACCCATCTCACGTTTTACAAGTGTTTTTTCAGTGGGTGTTAACTCTTTTTCACCGGTAGCATATTTATCTTTGGCGTATAGTTTACCACCTTTTTTTACAAACGGTTCTAGATTTTTATTACCTTTTATTTTCTGTTTTTCGGCTATTTGTAATTGTAGATTTTCTGGGTCAATTTCTTTTATTGTCAATGGCGTATCCTTTGTGATACGGCGGGACGGGCGATAAACAGGATAATCTTTATTTCCTATGTCGTTCCATTCTTCCTTGAACCAGCGTTTTAATTTGCGTTCTCCTTGTTCTTTGAACTTACCTCCCAGCTCCTTATACAATTTAATTACCGCTCCACTTCGATATGCTGACGGCTTTTTATATTTTGGGTATACTATTTCCTTTGCTTTTTCATATAGTTTTTTATTGATTGGTATAGAACCACCCGTGATATAATCATAAGTTTTATCCAGTATGGCGTTTCCTGCTTTACCCAATATATTTGTTAATGCCGTGTTTCTATTCATTCCATCTTTTAAATCGTCCAACAACCCCGCTCCCACCATATACATTAATGGATTATTAGGATCGTATGGTTGTGGTTTAAATTGTGTAGGATCGCCGAAAAGTGGTTGATTGGGTGGTGGTGGTGCTACTTCCTCTTCCTCGTCATATCCCCAATTACGCTCGTCATCTCCTTCCTTACGCTTATTTGGTTTATATCCTTGGTCTTTTTGCTGTGTCTTTACTATATCATACGCAATATTACCAAGAGCACTCCAATCAATATCTCCACCACACATACAAGGTTGTTTACCGGTTCTAGGACACATACCACCAGCCATTACTTTCTCCCAATCTTCGTCGTCAAAGAAACCTGATCCTTTCAATCGATCAGGATTAGTTCTATAAAAACCAGAATTAGCAGATATACCAAAACCTGTTTTTTCTTTCTTTATTCTTGCTTCTTCTGTTTCACGTAACTTACTAATATAATCTGTTCCTTGCTTATATAAATCACTACCTATATCTTTCGCAATCCCCCACCAGTCAAAATCGCCACCGGTCATTACTTTCTCCCAATCTTCGTCGTCGAAAAATCCACAGCCCTCTAACGTTGCTTTCCCTCCGGATATACCGATTGCTTTTCGCTGTGCTATTGCGTTTTTAAGCGGTATTGGATCATTGCTAAAACATTTTTTAGTTCCTTTCTTACAGACTTTATATCCTTGTGGAAACTTTCTAATATCGTAAGGCATTTTAATATATTATATTGAGATAAAATAATATATTAAATTAATTATTATTACATTAGGAATAAATATAATCCTTTTGTTGTGCTGTGCTGTGTCCCATAGCAGTTGCGTCCTTTTCTTGCTCCTTAACAGTGTCGCCATATTTACTTGTAAGATATATGTGTCGTAGTTTACTAGAAGCAATACCTTTTCCTAAAACACTATTTAGAATACGGGTAATAGCGTTAATTTGTGATACACCATCCCCGTCCCTATAAACTAAAAACTTTGCGTCTTCTGTTCCTTTTGGAAGTTTACTATTTTTAAGGAATGGGTGAAACTTCAAATAGACTCTAATAACATCCGCCATTTCAGGAGTAATTGCTTCTATTTGTTGCTTATATTTTTTAGCGGTTTTATATGAATTAAATACAAACTCACCGGTTGATCGACTCAAATAGTTCTTTTCATTACTCATAGTTGGTTCATATTTTTCAACGATATACATATCTAAATAATCGCCATTCCTTCTAGGTGGTTGTAGTGTATACAGTGATAGAACCATATATTTCAGTAACGTTTCATATTCAGGTGGACTAATTGTTTTCTTCTCTTTAAAACCATTTACTTCTTTCTTTAACTCCTCCGCCTTCTCTTTAATTACCTTCCATTCCGGTAATTCATCCGCTGAATGAACTATATTTTTTACTTCTTCATTCATACCCAACATTAGATCATAATATTTGCCATACAGTTTTTTAATCTTTGGATTATTGTCAGTATTTAAAGCACTCACAACAGAAATAAGAAAATTGCGTTTGGTAGTAGGCTTATATTTAACCAATTTTTCGACGATCTTCTCTGGTTTTTCCAAGAACTTAAAACTTGTTATCTCTGTCCCGTCATTGAGTTTTCGCAGATTATTCAGGTAAAGTTTAATGGAGGAGGCGGAAATATTCTTTTCTTGAAACTTTTTCTCTAATTCATTTTCAAAACTTGTCATTTTCTATTATATTATTATAATAGAAAATAATTTTATATACTTTTCATTAAATAATCTGTTTTAAATATTCGATTGGAATATACCAGTATAATTTATTGGGATTATTTTGTCCTCCATCCCCTCGTGTAAACATATCTTTTCTAAATGTTTTAAATATTTCTTCGTCATAATAAATATAATATAATCCATCTATAAAGTTAAATAAGAATATATAATTAGTTCCTTCCTTAACCTTATCTGTTGGGATTATTGTTGTATTATATGATTTATAATTAATGCGTCTACTTTTTACTTCATATTTATATTTTTCTCCTAAATAATCCTTTGTATCATATCGTTCGGTTGTTTGTTTAATCTCGTCCTTAAAAAACTCATTCATTTTATCGAGGATCTCGCACTCCTTTTGTCTTCCATACTGATAATCATTTTCAATTATTACACTTTTCATTTCTTATTATATATATATTAAGTAGAGATTATTTATATTATTTTAACGCAATATAAATAAACTATATTATTATTTGGAATAATCTAGATTATTATTTATCTAAATCATCTATTAAACAATTTTCCGGTTCTTCAACTACTTTCTTTTCATATCCTTTAATTGTAGGTGACCCATTATAAGTAGAAACTTCAATATTATTAAAGGTTAAAGCATTTCTTAATTTTTTAGATGTTATTTGTTCGTTTTTAGGATGATCGCCATTATATTCGGCTAATAATGTGCTAGTTTTTAGCCTAATTATATATTGTTCTCTTTCTTCCTTCTTTAATTCTTTAAAATTAGAAGGAAGGACTATCTTTTGATATGTGCTTTCAAACCAAAACTTAAAATGGTTATTCTCTTCGACATATTCATTTGTGCTTTCTTTACATAATTCACTTACCTTAAAATCGGTTAGTTTCATATCTTTATTTTCAAAAGCAATTTCAAACATATACAGCATAAACTCATTAATGTATTTTTGTTCTGTTATAATATCTTTCAATTTCTCATTACAAGGGTGTTGGTGTTCGTCAGTTGG